TAATCCTCCTTCAAATCATCGTCGGAATCATCATCCGAATTTTTAAATTTCTCAACTTTTTCACCATCGTCATCGGAATCATCGTCCGAATTTTGGAATTTCTCAACTTTTTCACCATCGTCATCGTCATCGTCATCTTCAAATCCTTCATCCCCAGTTTTTTTATCTGAAAAGTTTTCATCGTCATCCTCATCTTTTTTATCTTCAAAACCTTCAGAAAACCCTTGAATCAAATAACCCGAAGTTAGTCCAAAAGGCAAATAAGAACCTAAAAATATCGCAACAGACGAGATTAATAGTATAGCCGGTAAGCTCTGACCAGTTCCATGCGTTAATAAAGCAACACCTAGACCAAGTATTAATGTATCCAAGCGTCTAAACATGCCGGCAAAAATAACTGAAAATAAAGTAAGCAGAGCGGTTGCGAAAATAATAAGTTGACCGGGATTAATTTGTTTAGCCATTGGCTGTTCCTATAAATTATTGCTGATTTTTATTAAGAATCGGCAACAAAATAATAAATTATAAAATTATAGTTTTAAAATAATCTTGATACAACTTTATCTAACGTATCATATACACCCATTATTGCTCCTGCCCCAATTGCTTTTAGGGCAATCCCATATAGTGTTAAAATTCCGCTAGATGAAAAGGCCCAGTTTGCGTATCTGGCTAGATATGTATCGACAATGGGTAAAGATAGTAAGAAAAACACGACGGTCACAACAAATGGCAATTTCAATATATCGGTAATATGAGCCCAGATATTCTTCTTTACAACTGTTTCTTCGACAGACTTTTCAGGCTCTTGTTGGTGCGTTTGCTGTTGGTAATGAGGGTTATACATCGGCATATGTTGACCCATAGGCATCTGCATCGCATGATAGGGGATGTTTTGCGGAGGTAGCTGTTGGCTCGGGTGCTCCTGTATCTCCTCTCTGCCGGGAGGTTCGTTATTGCCACCACCATTCATTTCTTGAATAATACGTTGGACACGCTCTTCATCTGTCGAATTATTATCAGGCACAGTAGCATCATCTATCTTATCTAGTGGCGTAGACGTCGGCATTTAATTTGAATAATGGAAATCGTTAATGAAATCAACCGCATTTATGTAGCGGCAAATGATAGTGTTTCTACAACCTGACTTTTATCTGCCGGACATTCAACTGGTTTAGCTTTGAATTCGTGACACTTTGAGCCGAATTGGTATACTGAATTACGAATGCTCGAAACCGGGGGGCCTCTTAATATTACACAATCTGGACCCTTACATACAGGCCGTAGTAAGGCAGCTATACCAAATCCAAGTACACAAGAAACTAAAATAGCTACATTTTTATTATCAATCCAGGTGGTAAAATCCATATATCCTCCTTCTCTTTATACAGTAAAATTATATTGTATTTATAGGAGGATGAAAATAATAAATAAAATTCAATTCTTTCCTTTTCTTATATCCTTCGCAATCGGCATTTTTATAGTATATATTCTTAAACCCGCTCCACTAATAATTATGAAGTATCCAAATATTGAAAACGCCGGTAAGCTAATTTACAAGGATAGAAATGGTACCTGCTTTGTTTATGAAACAAATGAGGTAGATTGTAATAAGAATGAGCAACGCATAAAGGCTTTTCCGTTATTCTAAAACAGGCATAACGCGTTCTTTTGATAAATTTGTCGTTTGAGCTAGCCTTGCTACTTCAAATGGAATCATTCTATCGTCATTTGATAATGGAACATAAAGCCGTCTTTTCAGACCAGACACAGCAAGGGTTTCACGATAATTGTATTGTGCCTCACGCAATTTTCTTTCTAGAGTAGCTAGTTCCCGCTGTTGTCTCCCGATTGTTAAACTGATGCTAGTTTTATTTGTACCCGGAGTTGTACTACGCCAAGTTTGTACAGACCGAAGCATGTCATCTTGTAATTCGGCAAACTGGGTTTCAAAGACCGAAGATTTAATTATACTTTCACTCATCTTCCCTTTCATAAAATCGCTTGCAGCCGAAACATCTTCGGCTTTCTTGCTATAATTAATAACATATAGTGAATCATGGCCTTTTGTAACAGGTATAGACTTAACAACAGTGCCTTTAGAATTAGTAACATCAAACTGTGCGGTTTCAAGATTTAGACTCACGTTTTTCGCATTGGCTTCCAAGGCAGACTGAACTCCGGAGATGTTCTTGATTCGTTCGGGCGGAATAGCAGCGGGCATCCTTCCTATTCTTTTCATAGGGAGAGGAAAGGAAGCGATGGACAAATCTTTGATTTATCTGATTGTCGGTCTTGCTGGTCTAATATTTAGTGCTATCCCTTTTGGGGTTTTTATGGGAATTGCCACACAGTTTAATATAACAAATATTAATTCCCCGTATTTACTGATTATGCTTTACACAATAACTATTATATTAGCATATGGTATTTCGTTTGGCTCATTTGCGTTAATACAAAACCATTCTTGTGGTTCTATTAAAAATATAAAGCAGATTGCTGGTAATTCGGGTATTTCAACAGTAATCATAGTCCTATTACTGACTATTGTTGTGTGTATACCCGGTCTACGCCATATTGTAGAAGAGCTTTTTAGTCCAACACTAAGTGGAAATATAAAAGCGGCATTAGCATTTGGTTATTTTCTGTTTTGGGGTGCTTTATACGGATTTGCTACAGGTGGGTTTATGTCGGCAAATTGTGGAGTTTAAAATCAAGTATTGATTTCAATAAAACATGTGATTATGTTAAATTAAAGTACAGAAGTTAAGAACACTCCTTTCAGAGGGGTTGTACTTAACTTTAAGGTACTTTGCTTCAGTTGGGTGTATTTTAAGCCTTTCTCATGGTTTGCGACAGACTTTTCTTTAAAAAAAACTTGAGCCCACTTTAGTGGTCTAAAGTTTTACACCCGTGATCATTTTAAATTCGCGGGTTAGTAACATGTGCTTCATTCAAAACAGCCACAAATTTGACAATAATTCTTAGGAATTATTGTCAAAAACGGCAATTTAAAATGAGCACAGGTCTAAAAATTATGAGAAGTCTAAAGTTTAGGCGGTTCAGTACCATAGTAAATATAGTGCGTTCCACCGTTCCCATTTGGTTGTAAAACATAATAACCAGGCACATCAGCCTGTATACCCAGAGCCGAACTTACTGGTCTTATGAAGCTAGGTGACAACGGTTGTTGAGCAGGCATAGTTGTGCTTACCTGTGGTGACGTAGGTACAACAGAACTTATAGACGGCATGATGTGCTGTACAGTTAATTGTGGCTGTTCCGGGAAAGAACCAACAGCAAGCACGGCAAATTGGCTCATAATAACAAGTCCTAGTCCATAGGATATAAAAGCCCAAAATATACTAAATAACCAGAAAGGAAAAACCGTACGCTTATCGCCACGTCCAACGCCAAATTCCTTCCATTCACCACCTTCGCCAAACATTATTTTAGGTTTTAGAAAAAGCACGGCTGAAATTCCGAAAATATAAATTGTAAATGCGGCAGCTAAAATTGGAATAGCCATAGCCACAGTCCCCTAAAATATGTGTGGATTTTTGAATATATATACACGCAGTTTGTAATAATAAACCTTATTTTTTGAATGTAGTAATAACACCAAAATGATCCGACGCATTTATTGGTAATAAATACCCACGACCGTGCTTTTTAACACCCTTCAATTTATCTATGGTTATGCCTTTTTTCGATGCTTCCGAAATTGTGTCATAAAACCATTGCGAATCATCTTCACTTAGATATGCCAACTCTTTTCCAAACACCACGGATTTTTTACACTTCCAGCCACGTATAGGTTTGTGTAATATGCCGTCAAATCGGAACTTTTTAGCAATAAGTTTCTGATTGAATCTCATAAGATTAGTGTCCGTATTTTCAGTTAACCCAAGGTCAGTATTTAATTCTCTGTATGTATCTACAAATCCAGATTTATAATACTTATCCAACATTGCCTTTTCTGGCCATTCCGCTGTATTGGCATCCAAATGAAAGTTAAAATCGCCACATAAAATTACAGAAAAGCCTTTGTATTTGGATTTAATCATGTCATAAATTATGTTTAGTATATCGTAGCGACATCTAGAGTAATGTATACCTTTTTCTTCTTGCCCAGGAGAATGGCTTGAGCCGGCCTGATTATATAAATTAAATATTACAAGGTTTCTGTATTCAACTACCATAATTGTATGCGTCCACCCTAGTACACCGGGAGCACTATATATAGATACGCGTTTTGGACGATATTTAGAAATAAAATATCCGTCTACTGACCTTTCACGTAAGGGTAAAGGATCTTTGAATGGTATTTCTGACGCAAAATTCTGAGACTTAATATATGTTTCCAACTCATTATAAGCAAAATCACTCATTTCTTGAAGGCACATCATATCAGCATTTAATTCTCTAAGAGTTTTAAGCAAAAGCCCCTTTCTTAATTTAAACAGTTTTTGGAGCTTTGGTTTTGCCAATCCCCATATATTGTAAGTCATTAATTTGAAATTATCGGGCACCTCGTCATACTGTTCATAAGACTTATCATAGTCTAATCTTGGTTCAAATGTATAACAACCGCGCCCAAGATTTTCATCAACGTAACCATAGTTTTTACCTAATCCGCCGTTTCCCAACGTTTCAGGTATAGGGCGTTTATCTAATGTGCGAATGCGACAGTTTTTGCGTGTACTTACACAAAGGCCACGAGCGAAACTTTTATTATTACATAGAAACGGTGTTTCTTTAGGACAACGGGCATTTTTTTTGGTACTCATTCTTTAAATATATATAATAAAAAATAATATCCTATGATATCCTATATTTTTTTTAAAAAATATAATCCCTAGTCCGCAAAGTCTTTTATTTATTTTCATATACACAAATGCTTATAATGTTTACTGGACAGTATAGAAGTTAAGTACCGGACAGTATCGAAGTTAATTACCGGCCATTACCTTACAAGGGTGAGCTGTGTCGTTTGATCTGAAAAATTTAAGGTATTTTATAATTTATATTATGTAAAAACTACAAAATATAAGTTGAATAAATGGTATTAAATCAAACAACTCAGCTCGCCTGGATAGTTAAGTACACCCTTCTGAAAGGGAGGATGTACTTGACTTCGGCACTTCACGGTACCCACAAAAGGGGTACAAGTTCGTACGGTCGTAGCCTCTGAAGTACCTTAACTTCGCTAGTTCACGGTTTAATATTAAGCGTTTTTATACTATACAGGTGAGCAGGATTGTTTGATTTAATACCATTTATTCAACTCATATTTTGTAGTTTCAACATAATATAAATTATAAAATACTTTAAATTTTTCAGATCAAACAACCCTGCTCACCCTTATAGATGTATGTATTTGTATGTCAAAACTCATAATTTTTTTTTGCTGTGAAAAATATCACAAAGCACAGAAGTTAAGTACATCCATCTGAAAGTGGTGTATTTAACTTCGATATTTCACGGTATATAGCGAGCAAAGTTGTTTGATTCAATACCATTTATTTTACTTATATTTTGTTGTTTTTACATAATATAAATTATAAAATACCTTAAATTTTTCAGATTAAACAACCCACCTCACCCTTTTAGGTATTTGAATTTAAAATTTCAGGCGAAATATTCTTGGCATTTTTATTTAGGTGAGGTAATCTGGTTAAGCCTTTAATATCGATATATGTAGTTAATTTATCTATATTATCTTTTTCAATATCATATACGATAAATTTAGACTCTGGCTGTGACTTGAAAAACTCTTCCACATTTGTATAATGTTTTTTTACAAGATCAATGAATCCATCATCTGTTTTATTGATAGATACTAATTCTGGATTATACTTATACATTCTTTCAATCATTGATTCACTGTGGTTACCCTTAAAGGCTTTCATAGACTGTAATAATTTCTCGGGGTTACGTTTATTCAAAATAAATACGGAATCTTTGTTTTCGAAATAAATTTGTTTAAAATCCGTGATATTCGGCCAATAGCACCGCTCTGGAGAAATACATACATCCATTTGTGTAATACATTCATTTGCTTTGAATCCGTTTAATAGTGGTAACGACTTCAATTTATTATTTCTTATAATAATACCAATATATCTATTTCTTTTTACCCAATGGTAAGATTTGTAGCCAAGTTTCTTAAATAACTCGTGAAAGGATGTCGTGCCCGATTTTGGAAATCCAAGAAGTATAATCATAATTTTCATGTTCACATATTTTATTTCAATATATTTTACGAGTCTGTAAAAAGTCCTTAATATAAATATTAATAATATTATCAGGGTATCGCAGTTGTTTGATTCAATACCATTTATTCGATTTATATTTTGTAGTTTTTACAAAATATAAAATTAGAAAAATACCTTAATTTTGTTCAATCAAACAACCCTGCTCACCCTTGTAATAATATTTAGACCCATGCGGATTTTAAATGAGCGTTTTTAGCATTTTAAGGCGTTAAAATAGAATTAGTCCTATTAAGTGATGGTAGGAAAACAACACTCTTCCGATTATATATCAAGTTCTATAAATCATTATAAAAAGACAGGAAACTATACCGAAACATTTGATGTATTTGGCTGAAAGCGTCAAACCCTGAAATCCGCACCGGTCTAAATAAATTTGATTCCATAAAGTTTTATAATTTAGTTTAGACCGACGGGCATTTTAGACCAATGAACATGTGAAACGGGAACTTTTAGAAATTTTTGCTACCGAATTCTTTTCCCCGAGTGCCGGTTTGAAATGTTTGGCGGTCTAAATATAGGAAAATGATTGGAAACAATTTATTACAACTATCAAAAAATTAAAAGATAAATGGAATTTGC